TTGTATCGGTTGTATCAGTTGTATCAGTTGTATCAGTTGTATCAGTTGTATCAGTTGTATCAGTTGTATCAGTTGTATCAGTTGTATCAGTTGTATCGGTTGTATCGGTTGTATCGGTTGTATCAGTTGTATCGGTTGTATCAGTTGTATCAGTTGTATCGGCTGCTTCGGCTGCTTCTGCTGCTTCTGCTGCTTCTGCTGCGGCTGCCGCTGCTTCGGCTGCTGTTGTATCGGCTAGCGCAGATGCGGCTGCTTCTGCTGCTGCTTTTGCTGCTGCAGCGCTGCTCCTACTATCCTTTATAATTTTAAGTGCTGCAGCAATAAGTCCTATCTTCAGATCCATCACCTTGCCAGTTACAGCCCCTACTGGGCCACCAAGAACGCCCAATAGTTTTCCTATAGGGGTCGTAATTACCTCAAGGAGTTCCCCCGCAGTATCAAGCACTTGGTATACAAGGTTACCGTCTTTATCCTTCCATATTTCACCTATTGTATTGCCTGTGGCTTCTACTGATGCAAATATGTCCCCAATAGCATCAGCAACTTTTCCGGGCAACTCTCCCACTTTAGTTACCGCAGCTGTAATGGCAGCGTTAGCTGCGTCATCTATTACCCACTCTCCATTCTCGTTTGTAAGGTCTATCTCAATACCATCACCGGGAATCCAAGGGATACCAATAAGGAGCGTGGTGCGTCCCCCCGGTTCGCCGTAAATTTTAACACCAAGATACCAACCCGTAGGTAATCCAGTAACAGGGTCAGTGGTTAACAGGCCACTCCCCTTCACAGTTACCGTTATTTCTCCTATTGCCTTCGCTACGGATGCTGCAACTTTATCTTTTAGGGCCTGCCATTCGGTTGCTGTTTCTGCTTCTGTTCCCGTTATAGGAAACCCCCGCTCATTCAACCCGTATTCTGCCAATCCTTCGGTTACAAGTTCTTTAATACTGGGGTCAACACTATCAATAGAGACTCTACCTGCAGCTATATCAACCACTAATTGATTAATCTCTGGGCCGCGTTCAGTTATTAATCTCTGTCTCTCTGATTCTGCTGCGGCTGCTGCGGCTGCTTCTGCTTCTGCTGCTTCATCTATTAGTCGCTGTCTCTCTGCTTCTACCGCTTCTTCTTCTGTTGTAGCTGCTAGCGCATCTTTTACTGCTTCGTTTGCTAGTCTCTGCCTCTCTGCCTCTTCCTCTGCTGCTAACCTGTCCTCTTCAGAAGGCATCTCCGTTCCATCGGGGTTAAGCCCCTGATGCGCCCGTAACTGCTCAACGGTCATCGGAATGCCAAAGCTATCAATCAGCCCCTGCGCCCCATCAGACGCGGCTGCGCCTTTGAGGTTGAGCATCGAGGCCAGCATTGCTAACCCTTGCTCAATGTCTCCCTCCGCGAAATAACGACGAATCCTTATTGTTGGATCAGGATCACCGTGCGGCGGCTGGTTCTGGTCTGGCGGCAAAGGCTCGTATACGACAACATCTGTCAGGCCGTCACCGGGGGGTACATCAGTACCTACATTCCCAAGACTACTAGCCCTACCAGCATGGGCTTGGGCTTGGGCTTGGGCTTGGGCTTGGGCTTGGACTTGGACTTGGGCATCATCAGTGGTAGTGGTACTAGTAATCCCCGTGCCCACAGGAACCCCTGCTGAAGATGTCCCCGCAAATTCCCCCGTAGAGAATGCGTCAGCCGCGTTTGAAGTACGCGTACTGCCTGCGGCCAGCCTGTCGACTGCGCCATCGGCGGTGATCAGTCGATCATCAACGGTAGCACCCTGCGGGGGACTAGGAGCAGGAGGAGGGTTCACTGATGCCTTTGCCTCGGCAACAAAATTGAACGCATCTTGTGCAGAGTTTCTTAAGGTTGCAGGGTCAAGTGTAAGCCCCTGCAAACGACCAACAGCCGCAGCAAAGGCTTGCTCGGTTGCTGGGTTACTAAAGTCCATCCCTGCGTCTTCCCATGCTTTACGCATTGCTGCTTCATCAGTATTGACGTCAACAGGGGTGCCCCCCGTATTAATTTCTCCGGGCGCAAGATTACCAATATTGAGGCTGGATATACCTCCTGCTACTGGCATAGGATTACCCACTCCCCCGTTAGATTTATATAGGTCATACAGACAGATTCCAGTGCAGTACCCAGAACTTTGGTAGCTGCCCCGTCTATGTTCTTCCCATTACCATTAACAGTAACCTGCGCGTTGGTTCTTTTCACTGCCACCTCTAACAGATTGTCAGGTGCAAGCGGTAGATACACTACAGCTGCACCGGAGTTTGTCATAACCACTATTTCGTAGTTAGAAGTACCTGCGACAGTATAGTCCCCAGAGGCAGAGTTCACTGAAGTTACTCTAGCTACATGACGAAACGCATTGTCTAGCTGATTAAAGTATATCCGCAGTATGCTATTAAAATGCTCAAACGCTCCTTGACTATACACCTGTGGGACAGTGGGTATAGCGGGGGCACGAAACCCGATATCATACTTAGTGTTGCTATTATGAGGCACTACCGCCTCCCGTCAGGTCGCATATCCAACCTAGGAGAACCCAACTGCCAAGTCACACCTGCGGCAGTAGACTCGATCTTTAGAACTATCTGTCGCCCCCGTATCCGAGTGTTTAACTGTTCTGTGAACTTCTCTATAGGTAGTACAGCGGAACGGACAATTGCGCCACTATCTGTACCACCTACCGAGGTGGGAGAATTGTATCCTGATCCTGAATTTTGCATAGGTAGTAACGTCATGGTAGCGGTAGGGCTGCTTGTGGTAGAACCATCAAAAGTAATATCAGGAAGTACCCGCCATATAAAATTGAATTGGTGCCCGTCATCTAGGTCAAACTCCGCAGTTTCTGCGTATGCGTGGATAGGAGTACTAGCACCTAACTCGTTATCGTCTACTCCTTCTTCTTGGTTAACCAAGTTACTACTGTAGGTAGCGGCTAAGGGGTTATCCCGTAAGCCAGAATCCAACCATGCTGTACGACCTAAAGTACCGTAGTACCAAATATTGTCTAGGTAGTTATACACCACGTAACGATCAATGGACGTCGCATTAGCAGAACAGTAAAACCACCATACTTCATGATGATCCTCTAAAGTCCCTGCAAATATCTGGTTATACTGTTGGGAGTTAAAGTCGTTAAAGATGAACTTACGTAAATTACAATCCAGCGGTTGGGTACGTCCATCGTACTTATAAAACTTACCTATGCCCATCCAGTAGGCGGTACCATTTGTATAAGCTATCGCGTTTGGGGAGACTATAGAAACATTCTCCCCGACAAGTTGTGTCCCCCATACCACAGGGGCACCCACATACTGTAACGCGTACAGAGAAGAATCTGACCACACTAATACTTCTTGCCTAGCTTGATGGGCGGCTACAATCTCAGAGCCACTAGAGAGCTGCACACTACCCGCCTGATTAGTAGCTGATGGAGTCCATTCAGTTATATCTTCTTGATCTGACCAACGAACCAACATAGCGCTAGTAGTTGAACTACCGATAGGGGTACACCCGAAGGCAAACAGGAACCGACTTATGTCCGATACAAGTACGATATCTTGGCTGGTTGGGACGGTATTCCCAACAGGAGCGGTTGATTCGAGCGTCACTGCCCTACTGGTAAGCCCTAAAGTCGCGTCCCAAAAATATATCGCCCCTCCACGGGGGCCAAATACAAGGTCTTCCCCAAAGTTACTTTGTGACCATAATCGTATCGGAGCGATAGATGTTCCCCCGACACCCCATGCTCCAGACCCCCACGAGGAAGCCCCCCACCCTACTAAGGGAACTACAAACCCAGCCCCTACGTTGATTTGATAGGCTGCGCTAACAGTACCACCCCCGGTAGCACTAGAAGTGGCATTACTAGAAGCTGTTATAGTATAAGTAGTAGTAGTTACTAAGGTAAGCTGATACTCGCTATTAAGCGTCAAACCCCCCACTGCACTAGCCCCAGAAAAGGTTACAAAGTCCCCGTCTATAAATCCTCCACTAGCGTCTGTTACAGTGACAATTGCAGAGTTTAGTACCGTGACGAAAGGATTAGTAAGGGCGACAGTGGCCCGTATAGGGGTAATATCATTGTAAGCCCCTCCATTTTCTATATAAAACTTAAGGTGGGTACCTACCCCAATAAAATTTTGACCCGTGAGGGTTACCCAGTTCCACAAGGAACGGCAGACACCCAAAAAAGTAGCGGCAGAAATCCTCTGCCACCCACCTATCTTCTCGGGAGTCCCTTTTCTAAACCGAATCTTATCGCACTCATACCACCCACCCTCAGAGGTATAACGTGTATTCTCCCGGTCTACTCCCGGTTTTAGTGTTAATTTTTGTAAGGCCATAGTGTTAGCAATTCCTCACTTCTTACCCAGTGACTCAATCCATGCTTTCAATGTCTCGATATGATCTCGATTGGCGTAACGCCCCCCATAGAAGCCAATGGCAATTAGCAACGTGGTGAGGGTGACGATTGGCGCAATTACCAACAATTCACCTACTGACGGCAGATCATTCATGCCATCGACTCAATAAGTAATCTCATTGCACATCCACATCAAGTTTAGCTGCTATTTTATGCAGTAATTTCTGGTTATTTTTAACCTCTAGTCCGGCTTCCTTTAAAACAACAGTTATGTGTTTTATTTCCTGCCCGATTAACTGTATATCAGTATTCTGTTTCTGGTCAGATTGTTCCAAGCGCTCAAACCGAGCAGTAGCATAACTTGTATGTTTATCTACCTTCTTTTGGGC